CGGTCGTGAACCGGAAGCGATGCCACAGGATGTCACGGAACACCTGTTGGCCCAGCCAGCACGAAAGGCCGTCGTTGCCGATGTCCCAAAAGGTCCAGAGCGGATACTTGGCCTCGATGGTCAGCGGTCGAATGCGGCCCGCTCCCTTGAGCGTCACCATGCCAGGGAAGATTTGCCCGGCAATGACGGTGCGGATTGCCTCCTCGGCGACGGTCGGAAACTGCGTCCAAACGTCGTCTTTCTGCTCTTGGCGCTTCTTCTCATACCATGCCCAGCGCGAGGCCGAAAGCGTGATGCCGTGCTTTGCCTGCATCTCGACGGCGTATTTGAGAACCTCGTCAGAATGCGGGACGTGGCCCGGCAGGTCGTAGGACGGATGCCCATACCACGGGAAGAAGTGAAGCCGCCAGTCCATGCGCGAGAGCGGCTTGCCGACCATCGAAAGCGCGAGGTCGAACAAGTCACGCGCTGGCGTGCCTTCTCCGCCCTCCATCGTCGTCTCTACGTCGATAATGCCGTTTGCCCCGATGGCGTTCAGGGTTCCTCTCTTGACCTTGCGAGCACGATCCGGCGCATGGGCAGACTGCGGCCCTGCCTCGCTCCAATGGATGCGGCGAGGTGTCCCGCCCATGAACGAAGTCGAGGCCTCCATGCAGGAGCCGTTCGACCATTCGAGCCGTTCCGTCGTGTCTTTGACCATTTTCAGCCCCTTGTGAATTTGCGCCCAAATGTGGGCAATTACTGGATTCGGATGCCGTGGCCCCTCTTTCCATGCCCGGCGTGCAATGTCGAGCTTCTTCAAAGCGTCGTCCTCGCGGTAGTCCACAATGGCGCAATGCGTGTTTGGCACCGTCAGGGCCTCGTCTAGGTTGTCGAGAACGATCAGCGTGGACATGCCCAGTTTGCGGGCCTTCGGGACAAAGTTCCGGTGGTGGCGCTCGCGAAGGAACTGCTCTTGCTCGGCACGCATCACGAACGGGATTAGCCCGCCGTCCTCGTCGTCCTCGGGCAAAATCTGCATGAGGTTATTGAGCCGCCATCGCTTGTCGCCCAGGCACGCGGCCATTTGCTCGGCTGTAACGGTGGGGGTCATAACTGTTTCCAACGGCGAATTTCCAACGGCCCGAGATGCGCAACCCAACGATAAACATGACGCATGGCGTCAGACTGCCCCGGTCGCCAAAATCCAAAATGCCATGATTTCCAACCGCAGAAAACCCATTGAAATAATGGTTTGTGTGGCGTGCTCATGCTTTTGGTTTGAAGATGCTCGCCACCACTGCCGCGAGGTCTGGCAGGGCAATATCCACCTGCCCCGTGTGCCGAATTTCTTCCGGCTGATAGTAGGCTGCCGCTTTGCCAATCTCCCGGAGTGCGCCGGTTGCGGCTGAATAGTCCTCCGCATCTTCGGCCTTGTCGGCGATCTTTTCGAGTCGATCAAGCCAGCGGTCCCGTGTCAGGTCGAACTTGCGGTCTGCTTTCTCGCTGACCTTTTTTCTCAATTCTGCGATTCTTACGGCCACCTTACTCCCTGCGCGGCAAAGCTCAGATGCCCGAACGTAGGCGTTGTTTTCGCTGCAACCAGACGGACTGACATGCTCCATGTAAGCCTGCCCTTGTGGCATGCCGAGAGCCACAGCTTGCGCAAACGCTTCGTGCTTTAGATTCTTCAATGCAGGCATGCTTGTATGAGGTTGAATGCAGGTCGTAAAGTCAACTCGAACCGTGGCGCTGCTCCGAACGCTGCGCGTCGGAGAGCTGGGTGTTCTCCGCCTCCCGTGCACGACGCTGTGAGGCGTGCCATGCGTCCAGAGTCGCCATCCATTGCGGCGACACCTTGCGCATAAGCCACTCGTCTTTGCTCATTCCTTCGGCGGCGGCTGTATCGACGATTTGCTCCGCGATGTCTGTCCGAATGCGGAAGGTTATTTTCGTCATCTCCACGCCTTCGTTGGGGCGGATGTATTTGGCTTTTCGCCCGCCTTGCAAGCCTCGCGGCTTAGGCTTAGATTTTTTGGTCGCTTTGCGGCTCATGATCTTCTCCGGTTGTGATGGGAGCGCGGGCTATTTGTTGACTTTGGGGCAAACAGTGTGACTTTTCACCAAGCCAGCGCGGCCCCGTTAAAGCATTGTTGTTTGTTGAGTTTTTACTCCGCAGCTTCATTTTTCCGCGCTGGCTTTTTTGATAACCAGCATATTATTTTCGACTGCACTTCCCTTTGGGAGAGGTGGCATTTTATCAGCTTTGAGATGAGCGGCTTTTTCGACATCGTTTGTCCATGCTTCGTCCAATGCCATGTCTTGCGGATCGCGACCTGACAGCCAGCGGTTATATGCTTTTTTGCTCCAGTATTTTTTCATAAAAAGATGATTTGAAGTTTGCCGATCAAATGCCAATGCGGGCGGCGCGATCAGACCGCTCTTCGCGGCGATCCCAGGCAGCTTGCATGCGTGCTTGGACATCCGGCCGGGACAAGCTGCGGTAGGATTTTGGAGCGCCCGTGTAGCGACCATAAGAGCTTTTGGCTCCGGTGACGATTTTCTGGGCTTGAGCGGCTTTGTCGGCCGTGATCATCCAGCATTTTTTCTCAGCGTCCCATTTTGCGCCGAGCGCTTTGAGTTGATCTTTGACGGGATAGGTATTGCCAGTGATTGCGTGCATGATGTGTCTCCGGTTTGGTTCTTGTGTTGCGTCAGGTGATGCTGACAACCGGAGTATCGGGCAGCATTTGATTATTGCAAGCAAAAATCTAAAATTCTTTTTCGGCGGTCAAAACGGCGGAGAACAACGCGCTGCTGCTCAACTCGCTCCGCTCGTGGCAGAGCTTAGCCGTTCTGGCCCTTGCGTGGTCGGGCCTTTTTCGGACTGCGGAGGCGTGAGAGAATCCATTCCTGCGTCCACGCGGGAGGGCTGCGGCGATCTGCCAGCCAGTCTTCCACGGTGCGGACGCTGAGCAATGGCGACACAGCAGTGGCGGCCTGCCTTGCGGTCAGGTCGCCTTTGGCGGCTTGGAGTAGAGCGGCAAAAGTCATACGGCGCTTTTCCATTCTGTTGTTGGCGTCGAATCACCTTCGTAGGTGGTGATTTTCACATGCCCCATGCGTGCCCCTTTTGCGTTTTTGACATCATACTGGAAAATGATGTCCGTGCTTTCACCGCCAACGACCTTCATTCGATGCGGGCCATTCGATAAAGCGAATGGCAGTTCGTCCGCGAAATAACCCTTGGCGTTTTGATTCCAATTTTTGATATACCGCAAAGCCGCCGACTCGGCGCTGGCGATGGTCTCTTTTGTGATTTCCGGCAGGATTTTGATGTATAGTTGCATGATGTTAGTTTGGTTGTGCCAGCCTCATTGCTGGCATTGCCATCATACGGCATTGCCGTATAGTTGCAAACGGAAAAGTGAAATTATTTTTGGCAGTCAAAACGGGCCAGAACCAGACGCTGGTGCCAAGCTCGTTCCTCGCTGGCACAGCTCCGCGTTCAGCAGACGAAATCGCATCAGGTATTTGTTGAGCCACTCGCCCCTTTTCATCTTCGCGGAGAACCATTCGTCCATGTCCTCTTGACTCAGGAACCCTTCGCATTCCCACAGTGGCTTTTCATTCTCAATCCCGCACTCGTAGCGCATCGTTCCATCGGCTTTTCGCTCGATGACGATTGGCCAGCAGCCAAGAACCGTCACCGGAGCCACGTCCATTTGTGGCGAGCGGTATGCCGCACCGCTCCAGTTGTAGAGCATGATTGGCTTTCCAACAGGCCACGGATTGTCGCGGATTGTGGTGAATTTCTGGCCTTCACGGACAGGGGTTGAGAATCGGATATTGAGCGGGCGTTTGATCATAATTCGGAAGATGCTGAACAAGTTGGTGGATGGAACGGCGAGGAAGTCTATTGGCGAGGCGGCGCGGGTTCGCGCCGTCCATCACCATCGGCGGTATGCGCAAAGGTCCATGCTCGTTTTCTGCCGAGCCGGTGATTCATAATTTTGCTCGATCTTGTGTGACTGCCGATTGGTGCCCACAGACCGATGGCCCGACGTGTCCATGGCTTGATCACCACGAGTCGGATCAGCGTCGTTCGTGGTTCGGGCGCATACCCAGCCGCAGCAGCGCAACCTGCGGTCGCGGCGGTGCTTTGGTCGTGTTTTTCGGTGCTCATATTTCGCTCCCTTGGTTGCTGTGCTTATCGTTCTCTGCATGCCTCATGCACCGCAGACACTTCCTCACGCAACCGTCATGCGGCAGCCACGCCATGCCGGGAACGATCTTGGCCCCGTTGTCGGCGTTCGAGCATGCCGGGATTCCGTTCACGATAAAGTGCGCGGAATCGTGGTGCAACGATTGCATCCACTGGCCGGGATTGGTTGCATGATCGGTTGCATGCTTGTTGTGCTTTGCTTCTGTCGTGATGTGCGTTCGGATATTTCCGACAGGCATGGCTACCATGCAGGCGGCAAGTTGCCTTTCTGCCGCGTCCAGTTTTTGAACGAGTGGTAAATGCGTAATCGCTTTGTCTTCCAGTTTTTCGCGCATTGCCTGAATCTCTTTGGCCGGGTCAGCCATTCCAGCGCAGGCGTTCATGCAGGCAATGGCGCGGTCACGCAATGACCACTCCAAATTGGTCAGTTGTCCGTTTCGGTCGCGAACAGCATTTCCAAAAGCGGCTCTAAAAGGCTCGCCGTAGTCGGGTGGTGGTGGTATTGTGTCGCTCATGGCTTTTCCTCCTTGGCTTGTTTGTGCTTTGCCCATCGAGCCTTTACGGCCTCGCGGGTGATGTTGGATCGTTCAGCTACAGAAACGCCTTTCCATCGAGCTTTGCCGCCCAGGCTCGCGAGCGTCTTGACCTCGAAGGCCGTGTTGCATTTGGGGCAGATTGCTTTCATTTCTCGCAGGCCTCCCATGCGTTTGCGTCCCATTTGCCGGTCATGGGAATGGAGCGGTTGATGAGCCATTCTTCTTGTTGCAACTCATAGAACGAATAAGTGTTTCGATTGGTGTCGAGTTGAACCGTTGAGGCATAAACACCAAGGACGCCATGCCATGTTCCGGGCATGCGATCCTTTACGCAAAACACACTCCCGGGCGGCACATCCTCCGGCCCAAGCGGCACCTTCGGCTTCTTCTCGCGCCATTTGAGGACGCGGTAGGCGATGATGTCATTATTCCAACCACGGTTAAGCCAGTCAAAAGCGGATGGTTTTACTCCATTTCCCGTTGTCCCATTTCTATATTGTCGTTCCCACTCCTCCACCTCCTCGTCCTTTAACGGGCAAGGTCCGCCGTGCCACTCGATCCACGGGATTTCGTCGGGTTTCTCGGCGTCGGCGTAGCGCCAGCCGATGATCTTCACTTCGTCTGGAGACTCGCCTTCCCAATCCCAAAACTCAGGCATTGCCGGATCGAGGTTTGGCGATCCATCGTTGAGCAAGACTTGCACTATCCGCTTTTCCGCACAAGGACAAGGATCACCTGCGCGGTGCCATGTCCATTCGTGGCCGGAGTGAGTGAAGAGAAGGGGGCGTGTGGTGCGAATAAAGTGCTCCTCACAATCTTCGCTGTCGGCTAGATACCCGATCAGCCCACTCGCTGCCTCCCATTCCGCGTAGTGATGCACGCGAGAAAACACCTCATCCCCACGCTTTACGCTTTCACCTTTCACCAGCGGCCTCGTTCCCGGTGGCAGCATCTCAGCAGTCCATCCATCTTCCCTGTGCCACTTCATTCCGGGAGGTGGCGTGGGAAGGGTGAAGGGCTTGGGTTGCTCGGGCCACGGGACGGAGAGGGGAAGGCGATATGTTCCATAGACGGCATACCATTGGGGGAATATTCTCGTAGACCTCCACTGAGAAGCCGCCCATACTTCTGCCTCTGGGTGTTTTGATTCTCCCTCCACCGTCAGCCGATACCCCACACCAACTTGCTCGGCGGTCAATCCTTCGGGATTGTGCAACTCAGCCTCGTAAGGCGGACGGGCGAGGATGGGGCGGATAGGCGTGCCCATTTTGACATGGTGCATTACGTCGCCATCATGTTTTAACCAGTCGCAAGAACTAGGCCTGTATTCATACGGATGCCCAGTTTCGAGGATGTCCGCAGCGAGGCGGAGTTGTGCAGGTGTGTTCATGTTACACTTCTCCTTTCACTGCCGCGAGGCTTTGTTTGGTTGTCATGAGGGTGGCTTGCAGCGTGCGTTCTTGAAGTTGCAGCTCACTGAACAACCGCTTGGCTTTTCCATCCATTTGCTTGCCTTCAAGAGCTTTGCGGAGTTGTTCCATCTCACGGGCGTTCCAGGTGAGTTCGAGTTCGAGGCGTTTGATGCGTTTCTGGAGAATCCCCGGACGCTTGGCCGCACGGCGTTGCTTCCGTGCGATTGTGTTGGAGTCCATCCGGCCCGGAATTGGTTCTCCGCGCTTACCGATATTGAAGATGTCTTGACCGGCGTGTTGGCGGTTCTGGATTTTGCGGAGGCGGAGGTTTTGGGCGTAGGTGTTGGTTTGTGGATTCATATTGCTATGAGGTGTTTGGGTTTGTGTGTTTGTTGAAACCCGCACCTTGCGGTGCTGGGTTGCTCTATCTCATCAGGGCTGGGTGAGCAGGTCCAGCCGACGGCACAAGGCCGTTTCGATTTAGTTTTCTGCAAGGAAGTGCTTGTTTGGTTCTGGGGTGATGACCCGTGGCCAGCCTTTGAGGTTGTGTTTTTTGAAGAAATCACTCGCGTGGCGAGGGGAGAGTTTGATTTCTTCGAGTTGCGGTTGTGTGAGCGGGATGAGGCGAGTTTGTTCACGAGGATGGATTGACCGCCCTGGAGTTGGTAGAAGGAACAGATACCGGAGAAGATGTTCAAAATGGCGTGGTGGTATTTGACGCCGTGGTGTGTCACCAGCGGGAAGGTGATGTTGCCGTCGTCGGTGTGGATGCGTTCGTCCCGCTTGGCGGCTTCGGAGTGGGATTCGACGGAGAAGAGTTGGGAGGGGATGGATGCGGGGTTCATAGTGGTGCGTAGATGAGGGTGTAGAGGGCGAGGAGGCGGCAGGTTAGGGTTTCTTTATATGTTAAGTCATCTCTTATGCGGAGCCATAGCAAAGCACAGCCTGGTTCACTTTGGAAGTAGTAGAAGAGGATGTCTTTGCATTCTTGTTTAGTGGCTTCACTGGCAGCTGTGTCGTCAATTGCGTTGCAGAGCCAAGCTGCTGATTGACCTATAAAGTAAAGAGCTTCTCTAAAGCATTTGCGGTGGCGAGGATAGATTTTCATTTTGTAAAACGGTAACGGTTTTCAAGGTTGTCCCAGGTGAATCGGCGTCCATCGTGGAGTTGACCGCCAGTGCAGAAACCGGAAGAGTCGGTTTGAACCGAGCGGTATTCAACTCCAAAGCGGTGCCAGTCGCGTGGGAGGATTTTGCGGAGCGGGTTGAGGTGGTCGAGGGTTGGGCGGGCGATGAAGGTGTGCATGGGAGGGAGGGTGAGGGGTTATTTCTCGCAGGGTTCCCAAGCGGTAGG